TTATTTTATTTTTTTTAACTCTTCCGTTGTTAAGTCTTCCAAACCTCTTTTTATTAAGAAGTGCAAGACATCCCCTTCTTTAATCGGCTTTTGAGTCGCTATTACTGCTTTTACTGTTAAATCTTGGATTTTTTTCCAAGTTTTTTCATCAATATGTTTTGTTGGCATTTTTAAACCTCCTTCTATTTATCATAATCTGTTTTTCTAATTTCTTGACATCTCATTTCTAAGTTTGTTATAAATGCACACATTCTAAAAACTTAGATTCTAATATTTGTCGTATGTTTTTAAAAAAAGGCCGCGAGTCCACATACTATAACCAGTGGACTCTTGTCTCATGGTGAGACAACCCAAGCATTTTTATGATCGATAAGCTCGTTTTGCGCTGCGACTTTTTGCGGGTTCGAGGCGGCCTCGGTGATGATCGTTGGCCGGATTTTCAACTGGCCGCGTTGGGTATTCCGCTCGAGCAGTCCATCGATGCCGAAGGGCAGGTTTACAACACTCGGCATCCCTGGGAGTCCATCCCCAGCAGCTATGAAGGTATGGCCTTTAAAGTCTTCGATCACCGTTTTGATCCGTTAGATAAGTTTTATATTGAGATCAAGGCCAGTCCGGCTAAGTTGATGCAAGGTCACAATGTGTATGGCTCTTCTGATTTTTACGACTGCTGTATGCACCTTATGTCTTTGCTTTGCATGACATATCCATCTCTGGCTGATCAATTGGATCACGAGTCTTGGGCATTAGCACAGATCGACATTACTTATTCCAGCCGAGCTAAGGATAGCCAAGAGGCGAGGGCATTCATCAACGCTCTGGGCAATGTCTCGTTCGGTCAGACCAAGAGCCGTACCGGCTATGACGGTACTGCTTACTTCGGTAAGAAGAATAGCCGGTTAAAGAAGATCAAGGTGTATTCCAAAGGCCCCGAAGTCCTGGAGACGATCAAAGGCAATGCCCGCCGTGTTGACGGCGAACTCTTAAACGCAATCTATACGCCTGACCTTCTGCAATTTGCTGATGGCCTAGTCCGCTGGGAAGTGTCCTTGTATCACCGCTACTTTGAACGCTTGGGCATTCCGATCCTGTTAAAACAGATTTTTTTTACTAACGCTTTATCGCCACAGCAACTGATGAATTACTGGCTGTTAGCCACATCAGATTTATTTAATGCACTGAGAGGGCAGACCATGAAAGTGATTAACGACGATGATATTAAAGACGCCTTAAGGGCTAAGTTTTCCAAGACTGGCAAAACCGGCAAAGTGTCGACTGCTGCACCTGATGCGGCTTTTAGGACTTATCGGGATATTCGCCGTGATGGCTGGTCTATTACGATGGAATCTATGACTCGGCCGACTTTTTATCGTCACATCAAAATGCTGACCGAATGTGGCCTTTCTCGTGCCGCTTTGCAGAACATGAATGGCTTAGACGATGGTTCCAAGATCATCCCTTTTGTCCGCTTTATCCAGGTCGATTTTGCAGCTCAATTTCCTGATGGCTACGTGCAACCGGCCCCTAAACACATCTACATTCCAAACCCGCTACGTCTTGTAGCTTAATTTCACTTTCAGAGGAATCACCATGGCTTATTTCCATTTATTAATTAAAGACATCGTCGAGGATGAATTCGAAGGCAAACCCCGCATTCGGGCCGAGGTCGTCGAAGTCAAACCACGCGAGTACAAAATGAACCTGTCCAAGGCGGATGCGACCATTATCAACCAGTTGAAAGGTTTAGTGGGTTGTACCGCGATGGTTCCGGCCCGTGACGGCATGATGAACGGCCAAGCTTTCTTGGCACTTCAACCAGGTGAAATTATCCCCTTGGTCGGCGCTCAACCGATTTCGTCTGTTAACCCATTTAAAGAACTTGATCCGGCTAGCGATAAGTCACGGCCTCTTGGTGCGTCTACTGCCTCTAAAAACTCATAAGACTGGGGCTTAAACAATGAGCGGAACTACTCAACGTGTTTTGGTTTGTGTGGATAGTGTTTCGGTCCCTACCTCCGCTTGGATACTTGAAGCTTGCCCTCCTTATTTCAACAACGGGGTTACTCAATATCAAACTACTTCTGTTGTTTCAGCTTACATGCTCGATTCGTCTATGGCCGCTTCAATCGAAGCTTCTTTAGGCCCATTTGATTATGTTTACGCTGCTGGTCTTTGGTCGTTGTCATTTACCTTTGTTGTCGCTTTGTTTTTGGTTGCCCGATCATCGGGAATCGTCATTAATTTTATTCGGGGTCGCACCTGATTAAAGAGCGTCCCGGCGTTTTCCGGGTTTTTTTGTAAGGATGTTTTACCATGTTGAAAATCTTTTTTGTTTTACTTTTCTCTTTCGTTTTTGGTTCAAGTGCGTTTGCTGCTGGCCCTGATATGACTGGCTTAACCACTTCTGTTGATTTCGGCACCGTAACAACCGCTGTTCTTGCTATCGCTGGCATGTTGGCCGTTGTTTATGTTGCCGTAAAAGGCGCATCAATTGGTTTGGCAATGCTTCGTAGTAAATAATTTACTGCGGATCGGAAGGGGAGTGTCCTTATTCGGCGCTCCCCTTTTTTTTGATTTTAAAAAAGTGAGGTTGTTCATTTTTTTGGTGGTTTTATGACGATTAATGATCTTTGGTATTTGTTTGTTTTCGTTTGGGGCTTGGTGTCGGCCTGGGCGGTTGTTGAGGGTTTAAAGTAAAGGGGTGGTGATATGCGGCGTTTTTTGGTTGTTTTTTTGGTTATTTCTTTGCTTGTGAGTGGTTATGTTTGTGCTTCTGCTGCGACCGCCGCTGCTCGTGTTTCTGTGGGTGTTGCGGGTGTTATTGAAAAGCAACTTGTTCGGCGCGGGTTTGCTGCTAATGATCCGCTTTTTCAAGCTACTTTAGATGCTGTGGGTGTTGCTGCTAATGATGCCGTTTTTAATGCTGCTGGAACTGTTGGGATGGCGGCGGCTGGTGTTGCTGGTTTTCCTGCTTGGGCTACTGTTGCGGTTGGCCTTGGTATTGGAGCATTGACTTTTGGGGCTTATAAATTATTGACTGATCCTGTTACGGTAACTGATCCCGTTACCGGTGTTGTTTCTAAAAAGTTTGTTATTGGTACGTCAACCCAGAGTGTTGCCGATCTTAAGGCCGCTGCTTTGGCTGTTGCGCCCCCTCCGGCCTCTTCGACGACTTCTTTTCAGTATCCTGCGGCAACTGTTGTTTTTCCTAAAGTCCAGGCGATGACAATGCCGATGTGTTCTTATTATTCACAGTGCGCTTCTCTTCCGAGTTCTGCTAATTATCCTTATTTAGGAAATTCGGATGGTTATGGAGCTATTCCGTTTACAACGATTGGCGATTTTGTGACTTATGTTAATTATAATATTTCACAATCTTTAAGCGGTGCTGTTGCTGATCCTGGCAATCCTAATGTTCCTGCTGCTATCGGTCATGTTGTTTGGATTACTGCGCCGTCTGTTTCTTCTGCTGATCCTCATCCTTTTGGGTCTTATGGCGGCATGTATGCTCAAGCGAATTTGGTTATGGATTGGGCTTGGTCTGGTAATTATGATTCAGCTGGGTATAAAACTTATATTGCGCGTACTGACGGTTATTTTTCGACATATTGGGCGCAGGCTAATCCTAATCAGGCATACGTTAAACCTCCTGAGTCTGGTTCTTTCGATCATTTAATGGCTACTCTTACGGCTGCTCAAGCATCCGCTCCTTTGAGTAATGGAAGTTTGGCCGACGTAGCCGATGCTGTTTATCAAAAAGCCGCTGCCGATCCTGCTAATGCCGGTAAGATTTTTCCGTATTCGTTAACTGATCCTGTTACAGCTTCTGATGTTTCGACGTGGTCAACTTTGAATCCAACTAGCGTTCCTACTATGACTGATGCAATGTCGCCAATTGGTTCAACTGTTACTATTCCTAATCCCTATGCTCCTGCGGCTCCTGCTGTTTCGACTTCAACGCCACCGGTTTTAGATTTGGGGCCTGATCCTGCTATTCCTGCACCTGGTCTTGAATCCACTCCTACGGCTTCACAGATTCTTTCTCCTATTTTGGGTTTGATGCCTGATCTTAAGTCTTTTGTTGTTCCGTCTCATACGGCGACTTGTCCACGGCCTACGGCTTCGGTTTGGGGCAAGACACTCACTTTATCCGGTCACTGTGATTTGCTTGATGCTCCTGCTGTCCGCGATACGCTTTATGCTGTGATGGCTTTGGTTTGGACAATGGTAGGTCTTTTCATTGTTTTAAAGGCTTAAGGGGGGCTTTATGTTTGGGATTTTAACGTCTGCTTTTAACGTTGCACTCGGCTTTGTTTTTCGGTCGATCATCGTTAAGTTTGTGTTGTTTTTTGGTCTTTTCTTCATTACTACAGAGTTCATTCAAGTTTTGGTTAGTTCTGGCTTACTTCCTACTGCGTCGTCTTTAAATGGTGTTTTTGGTGGCATTCCTGCGGGGGTTTGGTATTTTCTCGATCTTTTTAATTTCTCAATGGGATTTTCAACGGGTTTAGCTGCTTTTGTCGCTCGGTTCATTATTAGGCGCATTCCGGTGATTGGATAGGGGGGAGGTTTCGATGCCAATTAATGTTTACACCGGTCTTATGCGTTCTGGCAAAAGTTATGAGGTTGTTTCAGAAGTGATCGTTGAGGCTATTGCCTTGGGTCGTCGCGTTGTTACTAATGTTGACGGAATTTCTAATGATCTTGTTCGTGAATATGTCTCAGAAAAGAGAAAAATTGATATTGATGAGCTTGGCCACGTTTTTCACGTTGTTAATGAGGATGTTTTTAAGGCTGATTTTTTTCCTTATTTTGATGACCATAGGGGCGAACATACGGACACTATAGTTCAACCAGGGGATTTAGTTTGTATCGATGAAGCGTGGCGTTTTTGGGGTTCTGGCAGCAAGATTTTAAATAATCACAAATCTTTCTTTCTTGAGCACGGCCATTTCACTCATCCAGATACTGGTATTGCTTGCGATTTGGTAATGATGATTCAGGATATGGGAACGCTGCACCGGTCGATAAAAGCGGTTGTTGCTTTCTCTTTTCGCACACATAAGAAAGTTTCCCTGGGCATGGGTAACACTTACAGCGTGACCATGTGGGAAGGCTCCAAAATGGTCAAGGGTTCGTTAATTGGTTCTTGGGTTCGTCGTTACGATAAAAAGGTTTTTCCGCTGTATAGCAGTTTCAAGGGTGGCGCTGATGGCAAGATGGTCAACGTCGATAGCCGTCAAAACATATTCAATAATCCTAAGCTATGGCTTGGGATCGTGGCGCTTTTTGTGGTTGGTTTTTTTTCGCTTCGTACTATCTGGGGGTTTTTCCATCCAACGCCCGTTGCCGTTGTTGCCGATACTAAAACATCGGATGCCAAAGGCTTAAACGGCAAGGGTTCCGCTTCTGCCGCTGTTCCTGGTACAACTCAATATGCTGCGGTCAATCCGGCGCCGGTTCCTGCCGCTCCTGCTTTTTCTGAATCCTGGCGTTATGTCGGACAACTAAAGCTGCCGAATACGACCTATTCGGTTGTTATGGGTTCCTCTGGCCATGTTCGCTTTGAGTCACCTTCTGTTTTTCATAATTCCGGCCTTGCTTCGGTTGGGGATGTGGACGGCAGTAAGGTAACGTCTTTTTCTGGTTCTTCCGTAGGGTTAAAAAAATGAAAGTCTTTATTTTCGTGATGGCTTTTTTTTTGGCTTTCTCTGTTTATGGTGCTGAACACAAAAAGGCGATCCCAGGCGGCGGCGTTTCGTTTGAGCTTGATTCTGTACCAGTATCTGAGATTGTGCGCGTGATATTTACCGAAGTCGTGAAAACTCAATACGTTCTCGATCCGGCGATAATAGCCGATACTCGCCCCGCCTCTTTCCGTTGGAATTCTGAAACGGGTAGCGTTCGGCCTTTTCTCCTGGCTTTTTTGGATTTGATGGGCTACCAGATTAAAACGGTGTCTGGCGTTGATCTGATAAGCACTAAACAGGAAGTTAAAGAAGTAGAGAAGCCGGAAGTCGAGAAAGAAACGTTTGTCTATCATCCTCGTTTTCGTGATGGCTCGTATTTGGCTGATTTACTTTCTCCATTGCTTAAGGGTTCATTTACCGCTTCACGAGCCGTACACGCCCCGGAATCATCAAAACAAGATAACAGCATGGTTCCACCTGGTTCCGCTGCCGCAATGGTTGATAGAAAATCGGATACGCTTGTTTTCTCCGGCACCGATAAGGAAATTGAAAAACTGAAAAAATTGCTGGTTGAGGTCGATACGTCAAGCGGTGAGGTGCTGGTACGTGGTTTGCTTTACGAGGTTAACACGGGCAATCAACAAGGCACCGGTATACAGCTGGCCGCTTCGCTTCTTTCCGGCGCTCTGATGACCGGCTTTGGCGGTCCTATCGCTCCCGTTGTATCTACAGCTATGAATAGCTATTTGCATTACAAGGGTTCCCCTGTGGCCGGTGTCTCAGTCGATGCCGTCATGCAGGCACTTTCGACCGACACACGCTTTAAGGTCGTTTCCTCGCCGTCATTGCGGGTTTTATCCGGCTCAACGGCTCATATCACCATAGGTCAGGATGTGCCAATTTTGGGCGCTTTATCGTTTCCCCAGGGGGCAGGGCAGGCGGTTCAATCTGTCCAGTATCGTTCCGCTGGCGTGTTGTTCGATTTAACTCCGTCTGTTCGTGAATCGGTGATCGATCTTAAAATCAATCAACAAGTCTCTAGTTTTGTGCAAACAAATACCGGCGTTAATAACTCGCCGACACTGACAAAACGGGAAATATCGACGAATGTTTCAACGAATACTGGTGATGTCATCATATTGGGCGGCTTGAACGAAACCAAGTCAACCGAGACAGATGCCGGTTTTTCCTTTATCCCCGATTGGTTTTTTTCTCATACTGAAGATAAGAGCGAGTCTGAAATTATTTTGATCTTGCAAATAACAAAGGTTTAAGGGGTATCCAATTCCACACCCCGAAACTTCGCCCGGAGTGCGCAAGCGCGAGGACGAGGTTTTGGGGTGTGGAGTTATGCTAAGCATTTTTCTGAGAAATTTGGTCATGACCAAATAATAGTTTTCGCGCCCGCGAAAAATTCTTTTCTAATTTTAGCCGCTAAAATTTGAGTTTATCGGCAGACTTGAAGCCCATTTCTTGTTGAAAAATTTGGTCATGACCAAATAATCATTTTCGCGCCCGCGAAAATTTTTGCCTATACACAAAATTACGGTAATTATCGTATGTAGACAGGCGTTAGCCGTCTCGGCGTAAGCAACTGGCGCTTGCGTCATTTAACTTGTCCAATAGTGGCGCTTCGCGCCCATGCTGCGCGTGGGTAATGGCTCAATTCGACACCTTCACAACATCACACAATGCTATCAATCGGCTGCGCCATTCCACACCCTATACAGCCGCTTTAAAGATTGCCAACGCGCAATAGTCGGCAGCGAAGCAGCCAGCGTTCAGGTATTCAAACCAAGTTTGTCGGCGACTTTTGTCGACAAAATTTTTTCGCAGGCAAAGACTTTTGTCGACAAAAATACCCAACAAGACTTCGCATAATGTGCGCGCAGCTGATGACTAAAGTTATCCGCGCTGAAGCTGTCTTGCGCTCACGCTGAAATTGTCTTGCTTGCACCCTTAAAAAACGTCATAAGCATTTGATATTAAAGTTAGATACGCTGTTTTTAGCGTCCCAAGTAACAGTTAAAGACTTCGCATAATGTATAACATGTTGATTATTGTTAATATTGTCGAAGTCGGCCGATTCAACTTCATTTCCCGTTAGAATACAGGCAATTGCAACGCTTGCTGCTATGCCTGATAGCTTGGAAATATTTTCCCATGTCTTTTTAACTTCGCCTTCGCTTCTGGCGATTGTCGCCGCTATAACAACTTCGTTTCTATCGATTCCCAATAGGTCGGCCATTTTTATTGCTGTTTCGTCGCTCATTTTTCCGCGTGATCTAATCATTGAAATAGAGGATTTTTCAATATTTAGTAGTTTTGCGCTTCTGTAGTCGCTTCCAGTTTTTGCTTTTAAATCATCAAGATATTCAAGTACTGTTTTCATTGTGTAATCCTCTAGTAAGTTTCATGTGAACTATAGTCTTGACACGCTTATAAAACAACGGTTATCCTTTTTTGAACGGTTCAAATCAATTGAACGTTTTCAAACCATAGAGGCAAGCCTATGAAACCAACCCAAACCCCAACAGCGCGTGAATCGATCACGTTTACTTTAACATCCGAAGAGCAAGATATGCTGCTTCGTAGTTTAGAAGACACTAAGTTTTATTTAAACGGTCATTACGCACTTTACAACAAGCTTCATTTTCTTTTTACGAACATCGGGGACGCTTGCCGCTATTCTGCTCATATCCCCGAGGCTCCGGGGCAGGATGGCACTACTCAAATTGATGTTTCATCGCATCCTTTTTATTGTGTTTGTGATGTTTGCAGAACTTATTTAGATTTTTATGATGAGGCTGATAAAGGGCAGGGTGGCAACCATGCGTAACTTAGCTTTTTTTCTTGCATCTTTTTTTCTAACGGTTGCTTTTGTTTTGTGGGTAAATCTCTAATGGAAAATCTAAAGCCTTCCGATTACAACCAGTTCTGCATTACCGTTTATTCAGCCTCCGCTACGCTGATGGAATTGGATCAATATCTTGAGATTTACGATGAGATACTTCGGTTGTTGTTTTGGAATCCGATTGTAGATACTCAAATCGCTATTGAGCAAAATCCAAATCCATCTGGCGTTGTCTTGAAAGGTGGTTTTCATGGATAAGTTTTACGGTTTGCCGTCTCGCCTCAAAAATAAAATTCTTCCACCTAAGAAGTTGAAACCTATTGATGAGGCTCGCAAGCTTGCGCTTGAGGCCTCTATCTTCCCAGTGCATTTAAAAACAGCTGAAAGCGCCAAGCGGACTGCGACGAGGTACGAGGAGCAGGTAGCGCAGGACGGCGGATGCCCCCCTATTACTAACAGGGGGGGAAAGTCAGGCGGTCAAACGTTACCCTCGTTTGAGTCCTTGGAATTTCTTGAAATAGTTCCTTTGGGTGCCCGTGGCAAATATCAGCTTGTTGCAACGCCTCGTCCTGATAAGTCTCGATCAGTTCGTCATAGTTTCATCGATTGGGTCAATTTCACGTTTAAGGTCGATCAGATGCCTTTGTATCTTGACACGCATTTACCCGTCACATTTGATTTTGACTATGTTGTCTCGTTATCCGCCGTTCTTTTTGATGTGTTTGGTTATGGCGTTACCGGTCAGCGCGAGTCCGGCATGAATTTTTATAAGTCGTCATTTAATCTCGGTCATAACGGCTGGGGTCTTGTCTGTATCGGTGGTCAAAACGGTTCTTGTTCTGTCACTGTAAAAGGGCAGGGGTTGCTTGCTGCCAAGCCCGGTTGGGAGCAACGGTTATATGACCTGTTAAAGACTATTCCCGGCTCGAAGCTTACCCGCGTTGACTTAGCCAATGACAATTTTAATTCCAAGGTGTCAATGGATGATTACCTTGCTATGTACAAGGCTGATTTGTTTACTTCTCGCGGTCGTCCGCCCAATGTTGAACAGCTTGGCAACTGGATAACCCCGAACGGCAAGGGGCGAACCCTTTACATCGGCAACCGTAAAAGCGGTAAGTTGCTGCGTATCTATGAAAAGGGTTTGCAGTTAGCCAATGGTTTTCACGAAAAGTTCCCGAATTGGCTACGCGTCGAGCTTGAATTAAAAAATCAAGATCGCGTTATTCCGTTTGATGTCTTGCTTCGTCCTGGACAATACCTTGCCGGTGCTTATCCCGCCCTTGTCAACATGCACAAGGTGCAGGAAACCATTAAAACAGCCAAAAAGACGGTGCAAAGCACCTTTGAAAAATCATTGGCCACCGTAAGGCATCAATATGGTAAGCATATCTGGACTCACGTTCAAATTCTCGGCGTAGAAAAAGCGTTAGAGGCTTTGACTACTGGCAAGGAAGAGTTGCCCAAGCTCCTTAAGTTTGATACGCATGCTCAATTCGATGAGCTGTCTTATCTTCACACTCAGCACTTTTTACCCACTCCACTAAAGGAAATGCTCTTATGAAAATGAATGTTTGCGGTTGGTCTCATAAAAAAGGTGACTTTGACGGTCGGTCTTATGACTATGTTGTTATTTATTGTATCTCCAGAATGGAGCAAAAAGACATTCAGCGCGGTGCCGCCGGTATTGATATGCGCGGCGATTCCTCGCTTGTTGAAAAGCTCCGAAAAATTGAATTTACCGGAATTATTCAGTGTGAGGTTGAAACTGAGGCCCGCGCTACCGGCAAAGGTCAATTCGTTGAAACCGTTGTCAATATTGTTCCTTCTTTATCCTCTAAGGCTGCGTAGTGGCTCAATGTTTTGAATTATTGGTTTCACCGGTAAGTGTCCCGACTTCATTTTTGGGTAATACCGTTTATCCAGTAATAACCGATGTTGCTAATTGCATGACCGTTTCAGCTCAGAACCCTTATGGGGCTACGGTGGCGGGTCATTTTATTGGTTTGACATCAACAGAATATCAAACGCTCTTTCAAGGTGATTCGTTTGATTGGCAAGCCGTGTATGACGCATTCGGCATGTCTTTACTCATGTTCGCCACCGGTTTGGGTGTCGGGCTTCTTTATAACATTGTTCGTAAATTTAGGATTTAAACATGAAAATATTTCAGAAAACAAAACGTGTTTTGATTGTCATTGGCTCAACTGCTGCCGCTACCGCTATTTCGATTTCAACCGCTTCTGCGACTTTGGTTTCGGACGCTACTGCCGCAGTCACTGCGGCCGGTGCTGATGGTTTGACCGTTGGCGGCGGCGTTGTTGCGGCTGTCGCTGGTCTTGCTGTTGTCGGCGTGGTTATCGCAATCGTTCGTAAAATCTAACAATGTCTCTGTATATCGCTTATTTAATTGGGACGGCGTGGTGTTTATGTTTTGTTGCCGGTTTTCGATGTACAGCTATTTGATTTTTTGGCGGCCTTTATTGGTCGCCATTTTATTTTTTTGTTTTGGCGTTTCTTATGCAGATACTTACTCGGCTACCTTAAAATATTATGATCATTTGGGGAATCATCTTTCATATCCTGATGAGTCTTGTACGGACCATTCTGATTCGACTTATTCATATTATTTAGATTCTTCAGATATTTTATTGTTGAAATGTATGCGTTTGCATAATACGCTGGGTATTCTCTCTGTTGCATATACTTATGGCGGTCTTTATTCGTGTCCTTACGGGGGTACTGTTTCCGGTTCAAATTGTATTAACGTGATTGCGTGTGTGGCTCCTCAAATGCGTAATCCCATCACAGGGCAATGTCAGATACCTGCTGATTGCTCGGAGCTTGGTTATACGTTAAACCCTAATACGAACACTTGTATTAAGGTAACCTGTCCTGATGGTCAAATGTATTTGTCTTCTCCCTCTAATCCTGTCGGTGGATGTTATCCTTTGCCTGCTGCTTGTCCTGTAGGCGGTTTGATTTGTTCAACTGTTGAGCAATATTGTGGTAACGAGAATGGTTCAATTGCCGTCACTCCCGTCTGTCCGTTGCCTCCGACATGCCCTACTGGCTCTCATTTAGCGCCTGACAGTAAGACTTGCGCTAAGGATATTCAATTAGCTTGTCCAGTTGGTCAGCACGCTTCACTAGATAATGCTAGTTGTATTGCTGATGATCCTAAAGCCTGCCCGCCTGGTACGCGTCCAGGCACTATAAACGGCGTTACTACGTGTCAGCAAAGCGGTTCAATTGATGCGCCAGACGGTGTAATACCGGTAAAAAACACCGCAACGGCTACAACAACTAATGGCGTTCAGACGACCACGGCAATAACTGTCGCCAATCCTGATGGCTCTACAACAACGCAATCTACGACTACGCAAGCGCCTAGTGAAACTAAAATGACTTTTGATACTACGGGGCTCGCTCAAGATTCGTCTTTAAAGACAATTAATGATTCCATCAACAAGCCGTCGAGCAAAACCGCCTTTTCTAGCAATGCGCCCGGAGCTGCTCCTGCAGATACTATGCTGGCGCAGATTGACGGAAAAAAATTAGAGCTTCAAGCTTTGATGACCAATATAAAAGGTCAATTTAATGGAATGACGCCAACATTTTCAGGTGGATCTGGTATTTCTTGTGGTAGTGGTATTCATATTTCTTCGTTGAATATTAATATAAATTTTTGTCCTGATGAACAGTTGGCGCAGTATCTGCCATTGATTGGTAATGCCATTTATTTTTTGGCGGCTTTTGCTGCGTTGGTTATTCTGTTGGCATAAATTATGATTGATTTATTAAACTATCTCTTTGATTCAGTTTATACCTTTTTCACCTTTACTTATCGTTTTTTGACTGATGGGCTTTATACCTTTGCAACGTGGGCTTTTACTCAGTTTGTTGAGGCTTCAACATTGGCCTATTTGAATTTTATGCTTTGGGTTTTGCCTTTTGTTTGGGGTGTGGCTAAAAATATTATTAATGATTTGGGTATTACGTCTTTGTTATCTAGTGCGTGGTCATCTATTGACTCAAAAGCGTTGGCTTATTTGACGGTTTTACGCTTGCCCGATTCTTTGAATCTTATTATTTCTGCGTACTTTACTAAATTTGTTTTGAAGTTTATTCCATTTACATGAGTACTTTATGAGCATAAAAATACATCATGGTTCACCGGGTTCTTTCAAGACATCGGGCGCAGTTATGGACGACTTTATTGTCGCAGCCAAAGCGGGCAGGGTGGTAATTACAAATGTTCGTGGACTTAATGATCGTCGAAAAGTTATCGATACCATCAGCAAATTGCGCAAGTTCCCTAAATTTTGGAAATTTCATGCTGTTCCTGACAGCTTTGATATTATTTGGATTGATACCGAAACCCTCGAAGGTCGTCAAAAATTGGCTTCATTTTTTCATTGGGCGCCACACGGCGCTTTTTTGCTGGTTGATGAGGCGCAAACGGTTTGGCCGTTGGCTTGGAAAGAGTCGGACCTTAAGCGGCTGGATTATCCTGGCGGTTATGATGCGGCTGTTATAGATAATCGCCCGCAAAATTTCCTGATTGCCTTTGAGAAGCACAGGCATTATGGTTGGGATATGGTGTTAACGACACCCAATATAGACAAAATCAGAAAAGATATAAGGGGCTGTTCTGAGGGTGCTTATAAACATAAAAACCAAGCTTTGATCGGCTTTAAAGGCATTTATCTTGAGGCGTTCCATTTGGCGGATGATAACGGTAGTTCCTCGTCTCAATTTCTATCTATTCGTAACCGTAGGATAAAAAAACATGTCTGGCAACTCTACGCAAGCACGGCAACCGGCACTCATTCCGACACCATCGCGGGCACTCCGATATGGGCGAACCCTCGTGTATTATTTTTTCTGGTCTTGCTTGCCAGCCTTTATACTTTTCTTGCGTTCCGTCACGCTCCGGCTATTATCTCTGGCAAAACCGCTGCTTCGTCCGATAAGGTGGATAGTCCAAAAACTTCTGGCTCGCCTGCTACTGCTGCTGCTAACAATGTGGGTGGTGTCGCAGCTCCTGCGGTTGATCCTGTAAACAATTCGCCGTTTTCTGCTTACAAATGGCGGCTCGCCGGGGTGACGGTAAAACTTGAAACTTCCGCTTTTCTTGATAAGCATCGTATTTCCCAATATTTTTATATTAAAAACGATGACGAAGAAATTTTCATTAATACTACGGGCCTAAATGGTTACGGCTACAATGTCCAGTACATCGATCAATGTCACGTCGAAGTGACCTATAAAGATCAAAAGCCTTTCCCTGTTTTTTGCAAAAGTGAAAAGAAGCTAAATGCCACGCCGCTTTTAAACGCCAAGCTATAG